AGAGAACTCAGCAGCAAGAGTATCAATGTTTGTCTCACGGAAGATCCGAATAGCTTGTCCAGCCGTTGGAAAAGGTGATGTAAAAGTAACAGTACTAAGTGTAGTATCTACAGTGTAGTTACTGACAGTTACACCATTAACAAAGACTTTAACATCTCCTGCTTCGATTACTGGAAAAGTGTAGGTAAATGGTCCAGCGGTCCCATTTCCATTAAAGTTATTTTCAGTTGTAGCCATAGCTAGTTATTAGTAAGAATAAGTCTTTTTAAAGTCTTTGAGGAAGTTAGCTGCACCTTCATCATCACCAATCTGAAGGAAGTTTTGAAGAGTTTGCTGTTGATATACCTTCTGTTGGATACCATCTCGGTTAGAAACATATGCCTCAGCCATACGCATTGAAGAACGCAACGCTTGGTCAAGCATCATATGAATACCTTTGTAAGTATCTACTTCAGGATTAAGTCCTTGATTACGTGCATTTTTAAACTCTTTACGGAACTCCTTACCTTCTTTAGATTGCATGACTTGTTGAATAGCTTGTTTAAAGAACCCTTGCTGACCCATGATGCTCATGACTTCTGAACGTTCCTCGTTGGTATAATCAACACCACGTCCATTGGTACGAAGACTAGGACGAGATTCGTATTCAATATCAATAAGGAATTGTTTCTCTGGAGAAATCTCACCGTTTACCTTACAAGGAAGATAAGTGTTCCAAACACGTGCAAAGAAATTAGCAGGTTCACCAACCTTACCACCATCAATCCAGTCATATGCATCAGGCAAAGACTGTTTCAACAAAGGATTACGGTTAGATACAAGGTCAAAGAAGTTATTCTCAAGTTCTTTCTTGTTAGCTGTAATAAGACGACCAAATTCAGCCATCAAACTAGAACCGGGAGTAACTGCAGCTGTTGCAAAAGAAGATGTCCAACGATTAATAGCACCCACATCACCAGAAATAACATCATTGAGTGGTTCAAGAGCAGCCAACATAGACTTATCAGCAATAGTAGCACTAAGAACAAAGCCAGCAGCACGAAGATTCTCAGCAATTTCTGCAGAGTTAAGGCTATCAAAGTTATCCATGATGTTAACAGTCAAAGCTAACCAATCAGAGACACCAGGGATACCATCATAGCTCACCCAAATACCACCAGGAAGACGAATCGAACGTTTCTGCCAATTAGCATCACGACGTACACGTTGCTTCTCTTTATCGTAAAGACCATCACCAGTGATGTTATCAGTCATGAAGAGGCCAACAGCACCCGCCACACTCAACATACCAATAGCTTTACGACCTTTAAGAATAGCCCTTTCAGTGTTATAGACGCTTTCAATGTTCTCCATGGTATAATCAATACCACGTGAAGATAATAGTTGCTCTACTTGTTGGCCAGACATCTCACCAAATGATTTATCAAAGGCATTCACCTTATCAATAAAAGCACCAACAGGATTATGGGTACCGAAATAGGCAGCCATATTCAGTGGAGTCTTAGTAAAGAGAAGGAATGGCTTAAGGATAGGAGCAGTACGAATGAGACTAGACAAAGCATCGTTTGCTGGATTGTCCAAACTCATAGAGATTTCACCGGATGTAAACCGTACTGCAGTATCTGTGATGGTATCATTTTCATCAAACATCTCACTGTAGACCTTCTTAGCCAACATATCAGCTGATTCAGAGTCTAGAGCTTTAGCCCCGCCACTTGTTACTTCATCCCATGCACGACCACGTGCTTCCCAGTTACCAATAACAGCTTGAGTAAATCCATCAAATGCCTGCATACCACGTTGACCAAAACGTAGCCATGGGTGCATAGCTAAATCATTCTGCTCTTCTATAAATGACATCATGACTTGAGGACCATACTCGTCTCGTTGAGCCGCAGCATCAGCAATAGATCTTAAGATTTGAAGTTGTCTTTCATCTGCTATGCCTGCATCTTCACGAAGGGTCATAACAAACGGATCACTAGCAGAACGTTTGAAGACCTGATTCATGTAGCCAAAGCCTTTAGTTAAGGTCTCCCAAGCTGCAGAGTACTGATACCAACCACGACGTAAGGTTTTAACATCTCCGTTAATAATAGCTCCAGCTGCCTGAGAAATTGGTCGTTCAGCTAGAAGAGCAACGTTAGAAAGACCTGCTTTAGTTGGTGTACCAACAGCAGAAAGAGTGGAGTTATACAGGTTTGAATAGAAACCCTTCATTACAACTGAAGGAATATCTGGTTGTCCATCAACTAATGCTTTACTAAAGACACTTGTAGAGTTACGAACGTAGTTATTAAGCCTTGTAATAGTATCTACATTACCATCAGTAAACTCATATGCCATCATCAATGGAGCCAGAAGTTCTGGACGTTCAGCCTTTACTTCACGAAGAGTATTGATAGTTTGCTTAGCTTCAGCTTTAATACGTTCAATAGCTTTGAGAGTAGAATTCTTTTCATTCTTGAGGGTGTTTTCGACACGTTTTGCATATGCAGCATTAGACGCATCACTACCTTTGACTGTCATACGATTCCAAAGGTTAAGCATATTAAGAGCACGACCACGTGAATACGAAGTCATACCTTTCTGTGCCATCAGATATTCAAGACGATCAAGAATCTGTTCCTGAGCACGATCAACAGAAGCGGTGCCGTCCATCAATCTAGCACCTTGTGCCATATCAGAG